AAGCCCTATTAATTTGTTTTTGGTTAGAGATATCATACTCTTGTTTTGGTTCAGGTAATCGTACTACTATCTTTGCCATTATCTTCTACCATCCTGTTGTAGGTCTAATGTAATTGTACCAAATCTCCATGACTGACTAGCACCATCATTTTCTATTTTAATATTTGCGTATCGTCCTCTAGTTCTTGTATCTAATTTATTTGTAGATGAAGAAACTGTAAACGGACTTAATGTGGTCGCACTATCTGATTGTTGTGGAAATCTTTTCACAGACATGGTAATTTTAGAATTACCTTGTAAATTTTTAAAGTCTGGTAGTATTCTTCTCATAAATAAAAAGAACTGACCTGCTGTGCCTTGTATATCTAAATCAAAATCAAATGATTTTATATTTGATGCAACAATCGTGGTTGTTCCATCAGGGTTTATTTGATCAGTTCCTATTTCATGTTCAAATAAAGTAGTTTGTCCTAATCCTGATACACCAACTATTGTAGGAAAAGTACCTTCTGCAGTAGAATCAAATTTAGTTCCAAAAGGTTTTGGATATATTGTTCCGTCTATCCAACTTGTTCTAGCTTCCGTTCCAATATACCAGATAGGAAGTTGTGGGCCACTTTCACCATAATTATAAACTACATACTGATCATTATAAGTTGATGAAGTAGTAGGATAGTACCAAGTTACTTCACCAAAAAGATTATTTAGTCCAGCATTTACTTGTTGACCTTTTGTAATATCTAATTGATCAAACACATAATCTTCAACAGAACACGTTAACGTTTTAACTGTACCATCGTATAAAAAGAAACCATTAGGACTCATCCAATACGCAACACCATCTACTTCAACTGCAGCATTCTTACCTATAAGTCCACAGTTTGTACCCACCTGTTCAAAACCAAATGTAAAAGGAGCACCAACAAATTTCATAGTGTACAAAGCGTTATCAGTCCAAATCAAGATAGTTTCTTTGGCTTTTAAAGATCCAATAATTCTACTACCATCTTGCAGTCTTTGTGTTCCTGCAGCGTTAGTCACAGAAGGTGTATAACTATTTATATCTTCTTGGTCAGAAAATCTTATAAACATATCATCTTGCGTTGTAGGATCACCTATTGTTGTTTCTGTCCCAAGATGAATTAAGTGTCTTGTTGTTGGTGATATTAAACTAGCTCTTGTTGCAGTTGGATTATTTCCTGTTGCAAAACCAGAAGTGGTTGTTGCAGCTCTTGTTGTTAAAGGCAATGTGCCTCCTGCATCCCAAGTAAATGTTTTACCATTAGCAATAGTTGCTACTAAAACTTGTCCAAAATTATCTAATGACCAAAGCCCTGGTTCTAATTGTACTGTTGATGCAACTGTAGCTTCACCCCAATCAGAAAAGTTTGTAGCATCTGTTACAGCTGTTCCGTCTGAGTGAGCAGCTTTGCTTGTTCCATTTACCTCTCTTACAATAGATTGTAAGTTAGCACCTGCAATAGATGCATAAGATATTAATTCTTCCTCTACTAAAATTCTACCTGCAGAGCTAAAGTTTGTTGTTGAAGCTAATGTAATATTTGTTCCAGATCCACCTGTACCATTTGTATCATTTAATAGTGCACCATTTAAAGTTGATGTTGCAGCGCCAGCAACAGATCCTTGCCACTCAGATATACCCCAACCATAACCATAAGATTGTGCAGCTGGACCGATTCTAACATAAGGTGCAATATCTATGCTACCACCAGGACCAGCGTTTGCCGGTGTGCCTGATGTTGTAACTGTAACTTGAAACTGTGTAGCGTTTAGGACATTTGTAACTTGAAATTTTTTACCATCAAAATCAGATGTAGAATAACCACTACTGCCCGGTAACGTAGTGTCATCTAAAAATACAATATCACCAGGTTCTAGACCATGAGCAGTGCTAGTCGTAATTGTTACTAAACTTGATCCTGAAAATGTTTGTATGGTTGCATTTAATATTTGAGTATCTAATGGTGTAATATCATAGAGTTGACCCTCAAAATATAATAATAAAAGTTTATCTGTTCCAATGGCCACGTACCGGTTTCCATCTAAATCTACAAACGGAAACATTTTTCTAGCTACACCTACGATAGTGTCTGTAACTAAAGAAGACCAACCACCTACTTTTTCTGGTAACTGATACCTAAATCTGACATTATCACAATCGACCCAACGTCCTTCCGCTCCGACAGTTGTATTTTGTTTATCTATTCCGGGTAAAAATTTAACTCGTGTAAGAGGCATAATCCATCCTCCTATGCCGTGTTTGTCTTGAAAGCCCAGCCACGAGTTGCATCAACATATACTAAAGTTATGGCTTGACCATTTGTTGACAAAATTAAGTTAGCGCCAGATCCATTTATGTTGTGACCGTTTCTAGCAATCGTTAAATTATTAGATTGAAAAGTTCCTCGCGCATCTACTATTGTTAATTCATCTCCAGTCGCAGCTGACGTAGGTAATGTAATTGAAATACCTGCAGTTGTAGTGTTTGTTAAAAGTTGATCACCAGCAACAGCTGTATACGAAGTTACAGAGGCTGAGTTTATAGTTCCATAACCTTTTGATAATAAACCTAACTTCATGTTTGTGCCATCTGATACAACCGCAACAGATGCACCTATCGGTATAGGAACACTAGTCCCACTAGCTGTTTGTACTGATAGAGAAAATAATGTAGTTGAAGCTCCTCTAGTTGTAGAGTCCTTTACAATAATAGATCTTTCTGCACCACTAGGCATAATTAAAGTTCTATTTCCAGTTAAAGTTCCAGTTAATTCATAGAAAGCATTTTTACCATCAGAGGTCGCACCATTAGTTAAAGTTAGTGTAACGTCCCCAGATGCCATGGACTGGCTTAAATATCCTGTGGCTGATTGTTCTAATATTTGTAAATTTGTATTTGTTATTGTTCCCCATAGACCAGCCTTTTCACCTGTTGCTATGAGTTCTAATTTTGTATCTGTAGAAAAACTTGATGCCATATTAATAAGGTTCTATCGGTGTCCAGACCATAGTTGCGCCTGGGACAACTGCACTCCATGTTATCGCTGTAGCGTCTTTTGTAGCCAATGTTAATGGACTACCTGTAATGTCTACATTTGCGTCAGCGGTCACTGTAACAGTACCTGTAGCCATAGTCAATGCGTTTCCAGTAACAGATACATTGGCTGCTGCTGAAACCACAGCTGTTCCGGTAGCCAGGGTCAGTGGGCTGCCTGTAGGGCTTAAATTAGCCTGTCCAGATATAGATAAAGTACCAAAACCAAGTGTTAATGGGTTTGCTGTAGCATCCTCTGTAATCGCATCGGCTGCAATACCTATACTACCTATCGTTAATGTTAACGATGTTTTAGTAACTGTGATAGTTACATTTCTATCCTCGGCTGCTGTAGCAAATGGAAACTCTGAAAATGCACTTAATCCTAACATAATTTATCCTTAAACAGGAGAGAGTGTGGTGTTATGGTGGTGACACTCTCTCCAGTATAAGGATATATCACTTTTTAAACCAAGCGGGAAGTCCTAAATGAGGCCTGCGATCGTTTATATTTTGCTCTGCGTTTTTAGAACTTTGGTCGTTATAGTGTAAAAATACTTGACAACAATCATTGCCTTGAAATTCTTCTCTCCAATGTTCTAGCTCCATACCTCTGTAAACCAACATATCTCCAGGTTTTAAGTTGACTCTAACACCTTTGTTATTACTAGACACAGTTATCTTTTTACCATCAGGCACACCCACGTTCTTTTTAGGTTCTAAATATATAGGCCATGGATCACCACCAAGATTTAATGTTGTAGATATTTCACAACTAAATCTATCTTTATGTCTTTTAAGAACATCTCCTGTTTTATATATTCTTGCATAAGAGTATGTTGGGTTTAATTTTAAACCTGTTTTCTTTTCCATTACAGGTAAAGTTCTCATAAGCAAAGTCTCCATAGCTATATCTGAATAATGAGAATACGTGTTTGGAACTTGTTGATCTGCCCAAGTGCCCCACTCTTCTGTAAAACTAGAAATATACTTTTCATTAAATAAAGTTCTTGCAACCTGTCTTTTAAGTAAAAAATAATTATAGACAAAAATAGCTATGTCTTTTGGAACAGCCTCTTTGATTACAACGTATTTATTTTTTTTGAAGCTCATTCTTCATACTCCTTTCTTTTGATATTGATGTTTCTACTGCTTTTATATTGAAATGCACAAATCTAAAAGGTTCTAACGCAGGATCAACTGTAAATTGGTGTGGTAGGTATCCAGGAAATATCATCATAGTTCCTGGTTTAGGATGATAATTTATAAGACCCTGACCCATAGTTACTTTACTTCCATCTTTTAAAGGTAGCCTTGTCATCTCTGCTCCTTGTCTAGGATCGTGAAAAACAGGGCCAGATGTTTTTTCACTACATTTTAAGAAATAAAATCCAGACACGTGTTGGTTCCAATGAACGTGAGTATCGTGATGTCCTCCACCCTTTTCACTAAACTCTTGCACCCAAAATTCTGTAAAATGTAGACTGTGGTTTTGCATAGCGTAGCCACACCAATCTAAAAATTCATAAGATCTTTGACCTATAAACTGAACTAACTCACTCACTTCAGGATCATTAGAAAAACTTTCACTGTGATAAGATAAACCAAAGGATCCAATTTTCTTTTTCCATTTAGGATCTTTTTTTAATTTGTCCCTTAACATTACTTTTGCTTTTTTTATATATTTATCTGTCACTTTTATTGTTTTGTTTAAAAACATAGGTGCGTGTCCGATCCATATCGGTGATGAAAAATGAAATGCAGATTTAAAATCTACATGTCCTGTTGTTTGATTATTACTTCCGCCTTGTTTCATATTATTTAAATGGATAGCCTAA